ACCATCGCGCGAGGTTTGAGGAATGACCCCAAACACACAACAGGGCCGAAACATGCCGGAGCGCATCTTTGCAGACCCCCCGACCACGTTTGACGGTTCGGACGTTTGGCATAGCGAGCCAAGCAAGGGACGGACGGAATACATTCGCGCCGATGCTGTCGATAAGATGATCGGCGAAGCCGCCAAGGGCGCATACGAGGAAGGATACGGCGATGGGCGCGACCCCGGCGGATATGGGCTGTAACAGGATGGCCATCCCGCAATCCCTTGCCGCATTCCTAAGCAACCACTTCGCACCAGTTGCCAAACCGCCCGCAATCACCTATCCTACACCATGGATGCCCACTGAGGGCGATATGGAGCCGCCGTTCTGATGGCAAACCCTAACCCGTCGCCTGAAACGCGCTTCAAGCCCGGTGATGAATGGGCCGGAAACGGCAAGGGCAAAACGAGCAAGCATCGTTTGGCAGAGGTTCGAGCGGCTGAAAACGCTGCCATGATCCGCGATAAGGCACTTTCCGAAATGCTGGAAAAAATTGAAGCCGGTGAAATCACCGCGCTTGCTGCCATTAGCAGCGACAATCTGCGCCTGTTCAAAGACAGCGAAGACCGCGCGCATGGAACGCCCAAGCAATCGGTCGAGCATGGCGGCGAAGGCGGCGGGCCTATGATTATCCAATGGCGCAATGCAGACAGTTGAAATCCCCTATGCGCCACGAAAGCAGCTTCTGCCGTTCCACAATCGCAAGGAACGGTTTGCCTGCATCGTCGCGCATCGCCGCTTCGGAAAGACCGTTGGCGCGATCAACGACCTGATCCGCGATTGCCTGACGATCAAGCGCGATGCTGTCAGATGCGGATACATCGCCCCATACTTCAATCAGGCTAAGGCTATCGCTTGGGATTACGTCAAGGAGTTTACCGCGCCCATTCCGGGCATGGCCTTCAATGAGAGCGAGCTGAGGGCAGACTTCCCGAATGGCGCGCGGCTTCGCTTGTTTGGGGCGGATAACTATGACGCCATGCGCGGGCTTTACTTTGACAGCGTAGTGCTGGATGAGCCTGCCGACTTCCCTGCATCCGCTTGGCCTAACGTGATCCGGCCCGCCCTGTCAGATCGGCAGGGGCGGGCTACGTTCATCGGAACACCCAAGGGCAAGAATGAATTCTGGGAAATCTATGACAAGGCGACAAAGGACGATAACTGGTTCTCGCTGGTCCTGCCTGCATCGCAAACCGGGGTATTGCCGCAGATCGAACTAAACGACGCGCTAAAGACAATCGGCCCGGATCGGTATGATCAGGAGTTTGAATGCAGCTTTGAGGCGGCAATCATCGGTGCCTACTACGGCAAGGAGATGAAAGACCTTACAGCGGATGGGCGCATTCAGAACATCATTCCAGAGCCGCAGATCGGCGTTGTCACGGCTTGGGACTTGGGCATGGATGACACAACCTCGATCACGTTCTGGCAGTGCATCGGGAATGAGATCAGGGCTATCGACCATATCGAGGATAGCGGGCAGGGGCTGGCCTTCTACGTAAGGAAGCTTGCAGACAAGCCCTATACCTACCTTGCGCACGTTCTGCCGCATGACGCGCGGGTCAGGGAGTTGGGCAGCGGTGTCTCGCGGATTGAAACGCTGGAAGGCTTGGGGCTTCGGAATATCACGATTGCGCCCAATATCCCGATTGAAGACGGCATTCAGGCGGTTAGGAATGGTTTGGCCAGGACGTTCATAGACGCTAAGCTGGATCGGCTGGCAGAGGCCTTGCGGCAGTATCAGCGCGATTGGGATGACAAGTCTAAGACGTGGCGATCCAGACCCAAGCACGATTGGACAAGCCATACGGCGGATAGCGTGAGATACTTCTTTGTCGGCTATCGGAAGACAGATGACGATTGGGGCAAGCCGCTTCGCCGTAACCTTGGCGGCATTGCCTAAGCGACGGGCTTGTGCTAGGTTTACCCAAGTCTGAGGGCGGCGCATGACGATCACAACCTACGGCACCTTGAAAACGGCCATAGCGGACACTTTGAACCGGGACGATCTAACCTCGGTTGTTCCGCAATTCGTGCAGTTGGCCCATGCGCAATTCAACCGCAAGATCAGGTCGCACCGGCAGATTACGCGGGGCAGCTTGACGCTGGATGCGCAGTTTGAGGCATTGCCGACTGACTGGCTGGAAACAATCAGGATCACGGTTGATGCAAGCCCGATCCGCGTCCTTACCCAAATCAGCATGGATGACTTGACGCAATATCGCACGGCTTCGGATAACGCGACGGATGCGCCTGTCTACTACGCTCATAACGGGACAGACATTGAACTGTATCCGACGCCTAGCACGTCCTACACGGGGCAGATCACCTACTTCGCCAAGATCACGGCGCTGTCTGCGGATGGTGACACAAATTGGCTGCTAACCAATCACCCGGACGTGTATCTGTACGGGTCTCTGGTCCATTCCGCGCCGTATCTGAAGGATGATGCACGGCTTGCGGTCTGGTCTGCATTCATGGGCCAGGCGATGGCTGAAATCGAGGAAGAAAGCTTGGCGGCGCGGTTTGGCGGGCCTTTGCGCATGAGGATCAAGTAACATGCCGAACACCTATATCACGAACGTCCCAACCATTGGCGGCGATGAGAATACCTGGGGCACGGAAACGAATGCCAATTGGGACTTGGTTGACGACCTGCTAGACGGAACGACTGCGATCAAGCCGAACCTTGACGCGGGGTTGTGGAAGGTTGGCGGGGTCGCTGTGACTTCAACGGCGGCGGAATTGAATATCCTCGATGGCGTGACTTCGACCACTGCCGAGTTGAATATCCTCGACGGGGTGACTTCCACGGCGGCGGAATTGAACGTGCTGGACGGCATTCCGGGCACCTTGACCGCAACCGAGATTGGGTATCTGGACGGCGTGACTTCGGCCATTCAGACGCAGTTGGATGCAAAGCAGGCGGGCGACGCGGACCTGACGGCCATTGCAGGGCTTGCGTCAAGCGGCCTGATTGGACGGACAGGCGCTGGAACGGCGGCTGCGCGGACGATCACGGGAACGGCAAACCAAATCGTTGTTGCAGACGGCGATGGCGTGTCTGGAAACCCGACGATTTCAATCGCGGTGTTTACCAGTTCCGCGCAGACAATCACGTCAGCAGGCGCTCTGACCCTTGCGCACGGACTTTCGGCGGCCCCGACGCTGTTGCAATACACCTTGATCTGCCAAACGGCAGAGGGCGGGTATTCAATCAATGACGTGGTTCACATCTCGGCCCCGTCGCAGCAGATTTCGGCATCAACTACGCGCGGCGCGTCTATCGTGGTTGACGCCACCAATATCTATGTCCGGTATTGTGACAGCACGGACGTTTTCGAGGTGGTAAGAAAGGATACCGGGGTTAGCTTCCGGTTAACGAATGGGAACTGGCGAATGGTTATCAAAGCGTGGGTGATCTGATGAAGAGACTGACTTTCGGCCAAGCGCAGAGCCTTGAAGAAAAGGCCGCTATGGTCAAGAAAAAGGGCTATGACAGCGGCAAGGCTTCGACCGGATCAAGCGGGCCTACCAGTTGGAAGGCCAAGCCTGACGTTGGCAAGAAAAAGCTTGGCGTGGTTCTGAAAAAGAAGATGTAAGCAATGCCTCTTGTTCCCCTGCAACTTCCACCGGGCATTTACCGCAACGGGACTGACCTGCAAGCTGCGGGCCGGTGGCGTGATGGTTCGCTTGTCCGCTGGGCAGATGGAACAATGCGCCCGGTCAAGGGTTGGGAAGAACGCTTTGACCTTGCCGATGCTGTTCCTCGGGGCATGCACGCTTGGCGGGACTTGTCTGACAACCGACGCATTGCCGTGGGAATGTTCGACAAACTCTATGCGATCACGCAGGCAGGGGTTACGACGGATATTACCCCGGCAGGATTGACGGCTGGCAGCCAGGTTGCATCGCAAAACCTTGGCTATGGCGGGGGCCTGTATGGTTCGGGGGCCTATGGCACTCCAAGGGCGGACACGGGCAGCTTCATTGAGGCGACGGTATGGGCCTTGGATAACTGGGGCGGGGAACTGGTCGCTTGTTCGAATGCGGATGGTGACTTGTATTCATGGGACTTGAACGTCTTGAATGACGCGGTTGTCATCCCGAATGCACCGACCGGCAATCTTGGGCTAATCGTGACTGAGGAACGGTTTCTGTTTGCCTTGGCGGCAGGGGGAAACCCACGCAAGGTGCAATGGTCGGATCGAGAGGACCGGGAACTGTGGACGGCAGCGGCGACGAATGAAGCCGGGGATATTGAACTGCAAACATCGGGCCAGATCATGCAAGCGATCCGCGCAAGGGGGCAAACGCTGATCCTGACCGACATGGACGCTCACACTGCGACATATCAGGGACCGCCGTTCATCTATGGTTTTGAGCGTGTCGGGTCTGCATGCGGCACGATTTCCCGGAAAGCAGCGGCGGCGGTTGATCAGGGTGTCTTCTGGATGGGGAACGGGTCGTTCTTTGTCTATTCCGGGGGGCAAGTGCAGGAAGTGCCTTCGGACGTTGTGGATTATGTCTTCACGAACCTGAACGGCAGCTATCGGTCGCATATCTGGGCTGTGGCCAATGCGCAGAACTCGGAAGTGTGGTGGTTCTATCCATCCAGCGCGGCAACGGAATGCGATAGCTATGTGTCGTTTAACTACCTTGAGCGGCATTGGTCGATTGGG